CGTCTTTGATTTCGCCCCGCTTTGCTTTCGGATGCTTTCTAACGACGAAAGACTTTTCTAAATGTCCTTCGTCGACGGGGCAATAAGCAACAACAACCGTTTTAAGATGTTTGGCAGCTTCGCGAATTGCTTTGCGCTCGATCTTCTTAGCGCATTTTTTCGGATACACCGATAAAAGGAATTCGGTATTCATTCCCTTATCAATTAATTCACCTTTAACTTTTACGCTTGCCATTTAATCGTCCTCCCGACAAATTAAAATAATATCGTCGTTCGTTCCGCTTTTATTCAAAACCGCTTCGATGTTAAGCGTTCGCGTTCGCATTTCGCTTTCGTGAAAAATAACGCGGTCGGTTGGTTCTGGAAAACGACCCTCGCGCGGGTATCTAATTCGAACCTGAGCCGACGTTATTTCTGCCGTGTCGCCCTGCGTCGCCTGTTCTCTTCCGGTCGTGTCTTTCACTTCGCCCCTACACACACGATAGGCGTTCCATGCGTTGGAAATCTGCCCGGCGGCGTCTTGCGTGGTCTTCCTCTGTTCTAGCGTTAAACGGTGTCTTAGGCGATTGTCTGGCATTAAGGATAGACCCCCGTTTTTAGATGATTGATTAACGCCTGATAAGCTTGCGGGGTTTCCGTCATTGCAATTTGTGAAACTGCCGTGGGATGATCGAAATAATGCCGCACCATTAAAAGCATAGCGTGCTTTGCTGCTTCCGGGACGGCTGCGGTGGTGCCGTAGCCAGCGACATAAGTAATCGTTACGTCGTTGTTGTGTCCGCGATTTGTCGGCCAATTAGAATTGTAATTTAGATAAACGTAACCGGGATTCGAGTAAGTATCTACGGCGTAATCCGTGAACGTTTGGGTTGCTCCCGCTTCGGTCGTATAGGTTACCGACGTTACGCTTTGCAGCGGACTCGACGGTAAAACTAATTCGTTGGTCGCGGGAAAGGTTGCGGTTCTATAAACTCGTGTCTGAGTCATTAACGCGCGTCGTGTGTCGTGTTCCACACGCGTACGGGCAAGCGTTATAAGGTTAACTAGTTGCGAATCAAAGTGGTTGTCGTCTAAATCGCAGTGTTCACGCGCTGCCGCTACGGTTATCGGCTCGTGTGTTGGTTGTACGCTTACGACGTCGCTGTGCGCTAGCATTACGCTTTGTTCCTTTTTTTGGTTTGTTCGAAGGTTTGGAAACTTCACGAGCGAACCCCCGCCGAACCAAAAGTTCGGCGAGGGATTTGTCTAGCTCGTAAAATTTGCCAGTCTGAAAACCTTTCCATTGAGAAAGAAATTCCAACAGCATAATTTACCCCTAGCTTGCAGCGGTAAACAATCCACATAGCCCGCCACCGTCTCCGGCGTCGTGTACGGCTATGTCGTAACGAACAGTTGAACGCAATGTCATCACGTCCTGATTGAACGCATAATCGGCGCTGCTGGCTATGTCGACTTGATCTCGAACACCAATAACGACGGTATTAAGGAAGTCGCCAAAGAGAACACCACATTTGTCGGCAGCTTCGGCGTCCATTTGATCGGTAAAGTAAATTTGTTTACCAAACAAAGCGTCGACCGTTGCTCCGCCAATGTTCGCGGTAGTATTACCACCGGAAGCATACATTAGCTTTTGGACAACTTGGCTATAGAAATCGCGTCGCATTACCCAAACGGCGTTTGGGTGATACTTAGCAGGCAATTTTCCAACGACGGAATGAAGATCGCTTAAAGCAATCGCACTCCACGCGGTTTCGCCAGAATCCAAAGTATGTTTCTGGTTAGCGTGCAAGCTGGAAAGAATTCCAGTAACGCCCGAAGAAGTGGTACCGTCGTCCTGAATGAGTTCGTTGTCCTCTTTCAGGGCAAGCGCTAAACCAGCTTCGGAAGCTACGCGGTCAGCAATATTAACGACGCTATCTCGTAACAATTCGTTACTAATTTGCGTTAGTGTTGCGCGTTTAACGGCAGCTAACGAAACTTGTGCGAATGTCATATCCGAAGCCGTAATAGCTCCACTTTCGCCGGGATAGTAAACCGTCAAACCTGCCGAACGTTTTGGAACTGCCAAAGTATCCGACGGCATTTGTACAACGTCGCAAATTTGGCGGCTTACGCCTGCTTCCTCTTGAACGTCGATAATGGCCGCTTGCAGTGGATCGCTAACAGTGAAACCACCGGCAGAATTAGTGCCTTCGGTTTGCACGTTGTTAATTCCGTAATCGGCAACGATGCGTTTAGCTTCGGCGTCGCCGGTCAAAGTGGCTTTTAACCACATGCCAGCGTGATAAGCGTTTTTAACTGCGTCCTGCCCTTTGAAAGCGCGTAGGCTGCCGCGAAACTGCGGAGGCTTTACGTTAACAATTGGGGCAGGTGCAGCGGATTCGTTAGAAACATTTCGAGCGAGCGCGATTCGCTTCTTTTCTGCTTCCAACTTTTCTAACCGTTGTTCGTCGGCTCGCAAGCCGGACGGGTTTTCGCCGTTGTCACCAATGTTATTTAGAATTGAATCAACGCGGTTTTTTTCGTCGTTGCTCAAATCACGAGTGTCGTTTTCCGCGAGATTAATAATTGCTTGCGCTTCGTCTTGAAGCGAAACAATTTCGTCGCGAATGTCTTGTAACGTTTTCACTTTAGAAAACTCCTGAAAAAAAGGTTTGTCGCAACACCAAAACAAAAGCGGTGTCGCTGCGTAAAGATTGCGCAGCCGATACACCGCTTTCGAGTGGTTTCTCGGAGTACTAAATTAATTGTGCAAATTAAACGAAGTTTAAGAAGCTCATTTTTTAAGTCTTAATTTAAGCTTCGCAAGTTCCAGACGTGAAGCGGGTTCGTTCGCTGCGACTGGTTCAATTTCGTTTTCGATTCCTACTAAATCCGACGGCGTGTTTTTGTACTTAAAATTCCGTAGGCTAGCCGCAACAACCGAAGTCGGTTCCAAAATATTCGTAGCAAAACCAAACTCTAACGCTTCTTCGGCATTAAACCACGTTTCTTCGGCGAGCATCGTTTTTAACGATTCGCGGTCGAGGTCGGTTCGATTCTGGTACACAGTTAAAAGCGTGTCTTCGGTTTTGTCGAGCAAATCAGCTAACGCCCGGAGTTCCGGAGCGGAACCGCTGGTTTCCGATACCCACGGTTTGTGGATCATTATTAACGAGTTTTGAGAAATGCTGATTGTGTCGCCAGCCATTGCAATAACCGACGCAACGCTAGCCGCTAGCGCATCAATATAGACGTGTACGCGCCTTCCGGTCTGCCGTTTCCATGAGTTCAAAAGGCTAACGATTGCCTGCCCTTCGAATAGATCGCCACCGGGCGAATTAATGTGAATCGCAATATCTTCGTCGCCGCTCGCAGATTCTAGAAACGCGCGCGTATATGCCGCGTCAACGTCCCAACCGATCGAGCCGTAAATATATAACTTTTCCATTTTGTTTACTCTTTCAATAGTGCGAGGGTTAAAAGTGTTTTGCGTTCGGGCCATAGTGATAGTTCGGTTTCAACGTTAACCGCTAAATCGTCGGCGTACGAATTACCGGCAACCTCTAATAATCGTTCGACCGATTCATCGACCCAAGTTTGCGCAATTCGACCGGCTTCCGTGCTGGTCAAATTCAGTTCATCTAAAACACCTAAAACGGGTGTGATAGATTGCGCAAATGTTGTTTGCCAGTCTGTGTAAAATACTTCCATCCAATCCAAAAAATTCGTTTCGCGTTTTCCGGCTGCCGCAGATATCTTTTTAACTTCAATGCGTAACATTCGTTCTAGTCGGTCGTCGATTAGATTACGCAAACTTTCAACGACTGCGGAATTTTGAACCGTCGCGTTTTCAATGGCAGAATCGTCGACGACTTCGGATTCGTTTGAACTGTCGGATTCGGTTTTCTGGCTTTCTGCGCTCTTTGTGTTCGGGTTTTGGAATTTGTCCCCGTCTTCGTCTTTTCGTTTTTTCATGTTCTCAAGCCTTCGAACCTCGTTCGGGTTCATAAACTCGCCTTGTATTGCGATTTGGTAAGCTTGATAACGTGTTAGTAAATCAGCGCGTAAAAGGGACGCGGTCAAAAATTCGAATTCGAGTGATTCGTTAGCTAATTGGCGTTCGCTGATTAGCTTACGGTCGCACTCTTCTTCCCACGTTACTAACCAGTTCATTAACGTAGAATCTAGATAAGCCTGATTTGAAGCCTCCGCCGATCGATACGACGTCGCCTGATCGCTAGAACCTAATTTGTTCGGCGAGATATTAAACCACGAGGCAACTTCTTCGCGTTGAAACTTGCGCGATTCTATCCACTGCGTGTTTTCGTTGTTCATCGAAATCACGTTAGCGCGTAACCCTCCGCTTAATAACGCGGTCTTACTTGCGTTATCCACTCCGGAATGCATACGGCCCCAACTTTGAATAATATGGTCGGCCTTTTCTTGGTCTAACGTCGCTTCGGATTCCAGCACAACGGAAGGCCGCGCGTTGTTCTTGAAAGTCGACGAACCGTGTTTTTCGGCGGCGAGTCCTAGACCAAAAGAATTGCGTGCTAAACTAACGACGTCGTGGCCCCAATAGCCGTTTGAACCTAGCCCTTTAATATGCAAAACGTTTCGATAAAATAGAGCGCGTTCGGTATCTTCGCCGGGGAATTTTGTAACGTACATTGGTTCGCCGTCGACCATATCGATTTTGGTTTTGAGCGGGTCGAGCGGGATTAATTCCACGGGTGCCCCTCGATTATCGCGAACGATTGCCGCTAAACCGTTACCAGTTAACAACGCTTGCGACGTCAAAAGCGATTTAAAGGTTTTGGCGTTCATAAAACGATTCGGCGACCGCTTTATTAACTTATAGGCCGGGTGTAGCTTTGCGCGTTCCCGGTTATCGCTGTCGCTGCGATCGTAAAGCACTAGGGGAAGCTTGCCGACGTCGTTACTGATAATGTTTGTCGCCTGCCATACCCACGAAAGCGTTAACGCTGTTTGTTGGTTTATAACTACGCCGCTATCGGTAGAGCCACGGCCAACGTTAGAAAAAAACCATTCTTGCGGCATTTTTGCAGTCGAGCCAAAAATTGATTGTTTGAGATTCGCTAAAATTCCCATTCGGCACCTTGTATTAGAAAAATATATCCGGCGTTTGTTTTTCCCCGTCGGTATAAAGCGCTCGACCGCGTGCCATCGATAAAGCCACTGCGCAGTCTATTTTATCCGCACTCTTCTTTTTAGAGAACTTGATTCCTCCCGAACTGTCGGGGCTTTCGTCTGCTGCGCAGTTGGATAAACACCAACTAAGCACGGGGTTACCGTCGTGGTAAATGCTTTCTTTTTCAATATCATCAAGTAACGCGCGAGTTCCCGGCGTCATTGCTCGCA